CAAACCCAGATGTTGGCAAAGTATCCGCACCGGTTCCGCCCCCGGCAGCACCCAAACCAACTGAACCGGTTGTTGAAATTGAACAACCCCCACCGCCGCCAGCATATTGAATAGGAGAACCAGTAATAGAAGAAACAACTCCTGCTCCGCCATTTCCACCAATACCAGAAGCTGACGCTACACCTGCGCCGCCCGCACCACCACCACCGGCTCCGCTATTTCCAGCAGCAGTTGCTCCAGAGTTTCCTTGTCCAGCAGTACCCGCCCCTCCCGCAGAAGTGTCTGCTCCGCCACCGCCAGAACCTCCCGCAGTAGCTGTCGAACCTCCCGGTTTACCCCAACCACCCAGTCCACCACCAATAGCAGTGATGACTGAGGATGAAGAACTTAATACTGAATTGCCACCATTACTACCGGTAAAGCTCCTTGAACCTCCCGCCCCACCAGCACCAACCGTAATTGTAATTGCGGAGCCAGCAACAACCGGATACCCGGTAGCAGTCAATAAACCCCCAGCACCGCCCCCGCCACCAGAACGAGAACCGCCACCACCCCCACCAGCAACTACCAAATACTCAACGGTAGTTACGGGCGTACTTAGCCCGTCAACGGTATTCGAGAGAATCCCACCCGTGTAGCGAATGGACATGATTAGGTGATGGTTTCAAACGATGCGGTAGCCGTGATTCCACTGGATACCGAAGAAATAACACCAACAGACTGGTACTCTCCAAGGTAAAACGAAGTGGATTTGTCAGTGACAATCAGTGAAGCATTTGGCGGAACACTGACGTTATATGCCAAATAAGTTAGTCCAGCAGAAACACCGCTAAAGGTCGTCGCCGGACAGATTGCAACACTGATTGTTGCCGCAGCGGAAGTCGCATTAGCAATAACAATGTTCTCAATCTTCTGCACTGAGCCGCTTGCCGGAGACAGTCCGGGCAGTGAGGTGTTAGCAACCGACCCCGTACCGCTTTGGTATACCCACGCGGCGGTGTATGTAGCAGCAGTAAATGATGCTACTGGTATCTGGGCTGTGCCTCCATAAATAGAGACTACAGCAACAATATTTGGCATTGACATCGTTCAAATTCCTTTAACTAAATACGATGGCAACGGCAATTGCCTTGCCCGTTGTTGCGCCCGTGCCGGTCAGTACTCCACCCGTAAGGGTAAGCGCACCTGCGGTTGTAATCTCTTCTGCTACGCCAGTTGCCGCCCCGGTCACAGTACCACCTGAAGTGTACGCTGTGTATGAAGTGGTGTTTAAAGCAGACCCTTGAAAGATAACCGTGAACGTCGTCGTCAGCGGAGTTGTATTAACAACGTAGGTATTCCCGTTGACTTGGGTCATACCCACAACACCAGAGATGGTCACCAACTGACCAACCGTTAACCCGTGCGCCCCGGTTGTCGTGAACACCCCCGGATTTGCCTGACTAATCCCAGACAAAGACAAAGGCGTCGTTGAACCGTTTGCCGAAGTTCTCCCAAACAGCTTTGGGGAACCAATAGCAAGAACGTGGTCAGAGTTCCAGTTTGATGGCTGGACTAGAGTTGCGTCCGTACCATCAAGCTTTCCACTGCCAAAGCCGTGTTTAAGGGAGATAGCCATTATGCAATCCGGATAATCGCCGTTGAACCAGTTGGGCTAGAACCGACTGCCGGGAACTGAATTGTAAAATTTGACGCGCTCGATGACTTGTCAGAACCAAAATCCAGCACCGCAATCACAGGCTTAACAATTGAGCTTCCGCCAATTGTCACAGTGCTGTTCTTGTAAATCAACGCGCCGCGAGCGGTAATCGTTGCGGTCGTCCACGTTGTATCAGAGAAGTTGATATACGCGGTTGTGTTTGCTCCGCTCCATGTAGGACCCACTGGAGAAGGAGCAGTTGAAACCGTCAACAGGTTTCCGCCAGCCGTATAACCCGTACCAGTAACTTCGTTAGTCGCAGTGTATGCGCTAGTCGTTGAGTCAAAAGTTGCCGAGTTGGTGTACAGAGCGATGTAATAACCGTCACCCGTACCAGCGGTAAATGAAAGCACCCCGTTCATCAATCCAACTTTGAACGAGGTAGGCATGTAGTTGCCAGTAAAAGCCATGAGAAACTCCTAGCTCCGTTAGGAGCGAATCAAAGCAGTTGTAGCCGTGTTGGCCGGTAAAGTGACAGTGAATGTAGCGTTAGATACAGTCTTGTCAGAACCAAAATTCAAGACCGCAACAGACTTATTGCTCTTGCTTGAATTGTAAATCAAAGCACCCCTACAGGTAAATGACACATTGTTCCATGAGGGGTTGTTAAAGCTTACATAGACGGTTGAACCAGAGGTTAGAACTGTTACCCCGGTCAGGGTCAGACCACCTGCGGTGTAGTTTGAACTTGATACTTCGTTTACTGATGCGTAAGCCGTTGTATCTGCGTTTAAATTAGCTGCTGCGGTGTACAGAGCCATCTTCAACGTGTCCGTGGATAAATTCTGCTGCGCGGTGTAGCAGTCGTATTTAAACGATGTGGTGACGGTCTGGGTAATCATATGACCTTGTACTTAGGCGAACCATCACGGTAAGAGTCACCCTTCTCTTTAGCGTCACCCAGTTGCTTGAGAAGAACCATTGCGTTATCTGCTCTACTCTTATAGAGCGCAACCATGTCCTGCTCACCCTTCATGTAAGTAATTGCTTCAACCAAACAATAGTTAAGCAATGCAATATCAAAGTTATCACCAAGCCAAGTTGTACCAGCAGTTACAATTGACTCAGGATAGAAATAGTAATGCAACTCCATTGTGTATACAGCATCTGGAGTTGGACCAAGAATAAAAGCAAGTTCTGTTTGATTTGATGATTGCGGTCCAAACAAACCATAATAATATGGCAAGCCAGTATCAGTTGGATTTGGATACGCTTGACGAATAAAGTTAACGTCTTTGTTTAACAAGTAATTGTAATTGCCCAATACGTCAATAGCAGCCAGCGAAAAAGATGCTAAATAGTCATTAGGGCAAGCCAAATACTTGTTTCCTGATGTTGTTACACCAGTCACGTTCCTACGCAGCGATGGAAGCTGAACTCCGTTGTAAATCGTTTGTTCAGCTTGTTCGACAAACCGATTGATAATTGATGGCGTCGTTGAATAGTCAAAACTATTCTCAGAGTAGTTCTGTATCGACGCTACCAACTCAGCGTAAGTCATGCCATCGGACCCCTACACATGACGCCTTTGGTTGCAGCCCCTACGCCGCGCATCTTAATCCCAGAGGTCTTGGGTTCCGGGCAGCTTTTGCTATTGAATGAGTTAACACTCACACAAAGGTCATCAAGCTGGTCACCCTTTGGGGTTTTGCCATAACCATTGCCTAGCTCAACCTTTGGGCTTGAACCCGTATGAGGTTTGGCATAGACACTAGCAGGGCCATTCTCTTTGCCGCCGCGTTTTCTGCTGAAGTCACCCATGATTACCTCTGGTTCATTGCACGGGAAAGATTCTTCCCATACTTCTTGCGGTCAAGACTGGTAGGTCCACCTTTCTTCATGCCGTGCATCTTTTTCTCATGCCCTTTGACCACTTTCGCGGCTTCGACATCAGCAATGCCTTTAACTTCTTTGCGGTTCATTTTCTATCCTATTGTAACGCTATTGAGCGTAAAGTTTAAAATCAAATCGTTAGGAGTCAATACTGAATCAAAACTAGATGCCCCGCCTACCGGATTCCAACCCCACTGAAACACTCGGCTTCCTTCTTCTGGGTATCCGTTTTGGTTAACCCCTGTACCACTTGTGTTACTTGTTCCAAGTCCACTTGTTCCAGATTGATAATAGCTTACATCTGGTCTTGGTTCTCTGACTGCCTGCGGGTCATAAACTGGGTAAAGTCCTAATGACAACTGCGGCTGGTCAGGGTCCCAACATTCAGGACAAACTTTAATCTGAAAAAGCTTTGTCTTGATGATTTCTTTTTTAAGTTCCTTAAGCATGTACCGCTGACCGCAGCGGTCACATTCAGCAATTGAGAACTTGCCAGACGCATATCTATTTGCCATTACCAGAACATCTGTCTGGGAGCCAAGCGCAAGGAAGCCTTTTCACGGTCTTCATCTGCTGCAAGGGTCCATTGTTCTTCATATTGGCTTTTAAGCATGGCAACTCTATCTGCTGCTTCCGGGATTTTAACCGCCAAGTAGTAAGACAATCCAGCAATGAGACAGGGAAGAAACCGGAAAGGAATGTCTTCGGTCTTTGTTCCTGAACCTGCATCTTGAATTCTCCTCATGCGCCAGTAAACAAAGGTGTAAGAACCGCCAGCGTTTGCCGTGGGCCAAATGTTAATGGTTGTGTTATTAACCACTGAAATTGCCGCGCCAGCAACATGAATAGCCGCTGTTGTCCCACCCTGACCACGATTACACAACTGTAAAACATTGCCCAATACGCTTGTGTAATAAATCTGTTCGTTATCAATTTGAATGTACCCAGCCCCACTTAGCGCAGATGCATTACTAACCGTGATGGATGTATCAGTTGGACTAATTGATAAAGAAAGAGTTACAGTGGTTGCATATGTGGCATTGGTTTGGCGGTTAATCCAAACCTGAATCGGGCGACCCTGAGCAAGCTTATTAGGAATCGTTGAGTAGGTTGTCTCGGAAATCCTAGTGATGTTGATGTCTTGCTGGTTGCTTGTTGCTTGGTTTTGCCTGATAACGTGGTCAAGCAGGTCAATAGTTCCTTCAGGCAAAGGATAAGCTACTTGACCCTGTACAAGAGGAATCTCCCCCTGTTCAATTGTCCACAGATTGATTCCTCTGTTTGCCCACTCTATGGTCATTAGATTCATAGAGCGACGGGCAGTACGAAGCTGATACCCGCTTCGCATCTCAACACCGCAACGTTCATAGCATTCTTCTGCTATCTCATTGAACGTTAGGTTAAACGAAGAGGTGCCTGAAGTACTCATCGTTTAGCTGTCTTTGCTGATTGTTTAAATGCTTCAGCAGTTGGCGCACCTTTGCTTCCGGGCTTTCTCATTTTTTCCCCGGAACCTTCAGATATCCGTTTGCGTTTAGCGTTGATGTTGTCATAAAGACCGCCGCCTTTGGAAAACGGCAAACTAACACCAATACCGCCAGACGAAGGAGTTGCTTTCATCCCTTGCCTGTTTAAACCAACATCACCTGAAAGGTAGGCAGTGATAACAGCATCTCGCACTGACTTTGGAGCATCAGGCATCAACTGACTGATTTTTTTTTCAATGCTTAATGTGCCAGAGGCTCCCGCGTTGCCTTTGTCATAGTTGATGCTCCCAAGGTTGAACTTAACGTCTCCGCCTTCGGAGTACATGTCAACATCATCGGGGTTGTCTTTTCGTTTGATAACCCGTTTCCCCGGCATTTTAGAGGGGTTGACTGCCCCCATCCCGCGAGAAGGGCGCATGGTTTAGCACTTCCCGCCACGATTCATCTTGACTTGGAACGCCTTGGTTTTGCCACGTTGAGCACAACCGTCAGCGGTCTTTACAAAACCACCTTTTGCCATTTTGACCATCTTAGGCTGGGTTTTGCCACGGGATGCAACACCATCCGCTTTGGCATAACCGCCTTGAGCCATCTTTTTGACTTGACCACCTGCTTTGATACCCCGACTTGGGCCGTCTTGTTGTGGACTACCCCCCGGTTGCGAAGATTGCGTCATCCCTGAGTTAAAAATTTTACGATTTTTTTCTTGAATGAGTTCTTCTGGTGTTTGACCGGGAAGTCCTTTTGGTTCTTTGGGAGTCGTATCAATTGGAATACGAGGACCCGCTGCTGGCATTGGCCTTTCCATTGGCAACTGATAACCGGGTTTTTCGTAATCTGGCTTTGGCATAGGGGGAACTTTATCCTCCATCATTGGAGGTTCTATGGGCCTAGGTGGTAGTGTCGGTTGGGGACCTCGATTGCCATAACCTTGTCCTTCATTAAACCCTATGCCGGTTTTTGGTCTAGAAGGCTGCATGCCCATAGTGCCTATGTCCGACCTGCGGTCAATACCACCAGCACCTATACCACCCGTTCCAACACCTTTCATTTTTTGCGCTTCTTGTTGCGCTCTCATTCTTGCTGCTGCTGGCATTTGTGGGCTGCCCGTTGGAGCACGAACACCACGCATAGGTTGACCCATGTCCATACCATCATCAGGCGAACCGCCATAACGCATTCTTTTCACTTGACCACCTTTAGCCGCACTGGCTTCTACGTTACGGTTTTTGCTTCTTTCCTCACCAACTTTAAGCCCACTACGAATACTGGCACGGAAAGATTTGAGCGCATCGCCAATCTCATCGCCCATTGACTTTTGACCTTTGTAAAGCTCCCTAATGCTTGGAGCTTTCCGCATTTGCTCTGTCATTGCGGTTGGTTTTTTGCGAAGAGCATCTTCTTCTGCTTTTGTTTTACTAAGAATTTCTTGCTCTGCGTCGTTTAGAAGCTTTCTATAATTAGCATTTGCGGGCGTTTTACTTTTTGCAGGAGTAACGCTTGTTGTTTCCCGCGTTCTAGAAACCGTTGCTGGTCTATTACGCGACTCATCCCTTCTAGCGGGGGAAAGACCATCACCGCTGTATTCGCCTTCATCTTTTGCAATAGAACTTATGAACTGAGGGCCTTTTGTAGTTTTGTCCCTTGAAGCAGCCAACATTGCTGCATCTGAACGTTCTACTGCATCGCTGTCTGAAGTGTCTTCGTTTTCGCGACGGGTACGAGGCGACTGACTAGAAACACGGGAAGTTCCACTAGAGGTTGATGGACCACCCATTGAAGGACGAATCACAGGCTCTGGTTTGTCGCGTGAACGGTCAATAGGGGCTTCATCTTTCTTTTTTCCAAAGCCAAAGAAGTTTTTAATGCTTTCAAGGTTTTTTGCGCCTTGCTCTTTTTCTTCTTCGTAACCGTATGACCGGTTAGACAGAGCAGAACCTTCACCCATGTCGTTAAACCCGCCACCGGCCATTTTACGAACTCTACCGCCAGCTTTCATGCCTTTCATTTCAGACATTTCATGCTTAATCATTTTAGCGGGCGCGCCCTTCTTCTTGAAGAAAGCCACTTCTTTACCAACCATTGCTTTGGATTCTTTCATCTCACCACCCTTACCGAAGGTTTTGCCTTTATCGGCTGCTGCGTAATCTTTGCCCACTGATTGAGGGATGTGAACTTTCTTAGCAAATGAAGGCGAATGGGCAATCGCTTCCATAAAGTTATGCTGTTTCTTTGAGTGACTAGGCATGCTTTTCTACCAGTCGGTCTATCTTGGCTTCAAGCCGGTCAAGGCGGTCAAAGATGCGATTAATGTCTGCGTCTAGCTGCGTTCGGGTCACGTAATCTTTGGCAATCTCTTCGCGGGTCTTGTTAATCAGCACTTGAAGGCGTTTTACCTCGTCAAACATGCTCTTGAGGAAGAACCCAGCAACGCTTACACCAACCGAAAGAACTGCGTTCCAAATAGTATGCTCCACATCCACCTCAACACTTCCACGCCCGAAGGCTTTTGTTAATCCGGGAGTCGGGGTCGTTGGCTGTTTTCGCTGAGGTAAGTTTCGATTTCATGCCGCTCATTCGCGCACAAAAGCTCTTCTTTCTCCCGGCGTCTGCGGTCGTTTTTGGTTTCGGTGCGGGGGGCTTTAGATTCATCCCCTCCGCTTTTGCCGACGCCCGCCCCTTCGCATTGAGGCCCCCCTTGGGGTCCTTGCCTTCGGCTCTTTGCCAAGCTGGGGACTTAGCCATAAAACGTCGTAATTTTAGCTGAAGTTGGTAAAGTCACATGTACATCCGTATTGAACAAAATCCCTTCACCGGGGATGTTTAAACCAATAGGCTGTGTACCCGTGCCGATATTAAATTGCAAACGGGTGGTTCCACTAGAACCGCCGTCACGAAAAATAACATCCCCAGCGGTACCACCAGATATACACTGATAGCCTTTAACGCGAGTACGGTTAGATACAACAGTCCCCGTGGCTTCAACGTGCTGCGCTTTTACATCAGTTTGTTGCATCGCAGCCCCCTACTTAGTTCTGGAAACCGCTAGGCGATTGCGTACCGTCAGAGTTAGCCACCGTGTAGATGATGGTGTACTGAACTAGGCCAGCGGTTACGTTGGCAACAGTTGGGGTCAAAGTCGAAACAACTTTAACGTCCGACGAGCCAACACCAATACCGTTTGGCGAAACAGTTGAAGCAACACCAGACCACGCAGCAAGTTTTGCTGAGGCGTTAGAGGCGGCAGCGCGGCCTTGGGAGGTAATGTTGGTAGAAGCCCAGTACAAAGCTGCGGTTGTACCATCACCAACCGTGACGTTAGCAGCGGTTGAGCCGGTAAACGCGGTCAGCGTATCAATATGAATGAACTGGATTTGAGCACCAGCAGGCAACACACAAATGGTATCTGCGTAGGCCGTATCAAAAACAGAACCTGTGTAGTCTTTTTTGAACGTCTGCGAGACTAGCGTTGCGCCAGTATTGCGAATATTGCCAACAGTGGTGCCAGTGGTGTACTTGTTAGTGCCAAGCAGCCACGGTCCAAGATGGGAAGCGAAACCCATAATAAAGTCCTCAATTCTGCATCCGTTGTCTTTTGAGGGAAGTCTGCCTAGTCAGTCAACGGATGGATGTGGTCTAGGTTTAAACTTTATATCACAAGTATATTAAAAAGAAAAGGGGGCTTTTGGCCCCCCTTTCTATGCTCTTACGAGCCTGACGAACCGTACATCCCGAGCGGGTCCGACCAGCCAAAGCTGTAACGTTCCCGGCTCTTGTAGCGAACGTTCCCCGTGTCGAAGTCTCCATCCATGGAGTTTTGCAGCGGGGTACGGACGAAGTGCTTCATGCCGTTAGGCACATCAGTCGTGAGGAACCAAGCGTTGGTGTCCGTCAAGAAGTGATTGATTGTATACCCTTCAGGGATAGAACCATTGTTCTTCAGAGCGTTCACATCGTTGTCGGTCGTTCCAACACGCAGTTCAGTTTCGAGCAAACGAGTTGCAACGAACTGAAGCGGTGGAGGAACAATCAACTTACGGGGCTTGGCTGCAATCAACAGACCACGTTCGTCAGTCCAAGCAGCGATTTGAATGACTGCGTTTTCCAACGAAGTTTCATTCAAGTCAACTTGAGTTGCTGGCGTGTTGCTGTTAACACCACCGGAAACCAGCGGATGCACGGTGCTAAACAAAGAAACATTATCACCACCCGTGTAGGCAGCGTTAAAGCCATTGTTTAGAACAGCAGCAGCTTTCACCTGTTTGGTGTAAGCCATTGCCCGAGCCAAACCTTTGGTATAGCGAGCCGACAGCGAATCGTAGAGGTTATCTTCGATTGCTTCTTCGGTCAGGCTAAAACCAAGAGCGATGGTTTCGTGGTTGTACCGTGCAGTCCATGCTTCCTGTGCATTGTCATAAGCGATGGCTTGACCTTCGTTTTTGACTGGTGCAGCAGAGAAACCAGACAGCTTGGTTTCCTCTTCAAACGAACGCTCAGAGGTTTCCGTTTCGTAAATATCTTTGTGCTCTTCGCCATAGCGAGAATACTCAAGACCGAAAAGAGCGTTCAGACCGGGGAGCAGCTCTTTAAGTAGCTGTGCGCGTGAGATAGCCATGAGTTACTCCTTAAACGCTGGTAGCGTTGTAGTAGCCGTGATATCCAAAGTTCCACTTAACTAGAACTTCAGGGTATCCGACGAATGCAACAGCAGAACCGCTTGCGGCAGTGATGCTGGCCGAAACAGTAACAGCGGTAGCACTTGTTACAGCGGTGACGTAGGTGTTGTATCCAGCACCGCCTGCACCAGCCGTGAAGGCAGGAACAATGACTTGCATGCCGGGATAAACGCCCGTGGTCGAAGCAACAGTCAATGACGTAGACGAAGACGCCGAAGTCAAAGCAGTTGTAACCGTAACGGCAGATTCATCTACCAGACCAACAACGCGGAAAGCCGCTGTGTTGCCGTTGGTTTTAACAATGTTACCGGCACCGTTACTTGCGCCAGAAGTATTGCCAACCACACCACCAGTGGAGTTACCCGTTGAGGTGCTGCCAACGTTAGCACCGACGTAGTACACGTTAGTTCCCAAAAAGATGGGGGACATGTAACCAATCGTGCTAAGAGCCGTTGCCGTGTTGGTCGAAGCTGCTGGCATAGACAGAACAGCCGACTGGAACACAGTGTCAGGGTCATCAACAACATAAGCCACGGCATCGGTTGCGTTCGTACCGGCGGGCCAATACTGAGCGCGTTGCTTACCAAAGAGTGGACCAGCAGGAGGCGAATATTCACAACCAACAAACACACCAACCGTTGCAGGAACAGCGGTTTGTGCAGCTTGAGAGGTTGTGGCAATTGCCAAAGTGGTGATTGCTACCGTTCCGGTAGTGGTCATTTGTACAACGTCGCCATTGAAAAGGCCACTGCTGTACGCTTGGACAATAGGGTACATACGGGTTGAACCCGCAAATACCTGCCCACCAATCAAATTGACTGGCTTTAGCCCGTACGGGGCTGAAACAAGCGGATAAGCCATTTAAAGCTCCAAAAAAGTTTAACTGCCTTTGCCGAAGCTTACCGTGGAGCGCCGCTCATTGAAGATAGGCATCCTTGGGTCACTCTGGCGCATAAGATTGTTGTCTACTGATTCCGTCTGTCTACGAGACATTTCGTCGAAATGTGCCGCACGTTGTTTCATAAACTCTTCGGGAATCTTGCAAAGCAACAGCCCACCAACCTCAACGTTGTCTTTGAATCGACTATTAGGGTCAACGAGCATTTGAAATTGTGGTTGCTCTTCTAGCTTTACTGGTTCCCAGCCTTCCCGCAGTTTTGAGGAAATGTTGCGTGGGTCAGCAGTGCCATTCAGAGAAATCCTAATCCAACGATAGGTGTACCCAGCTTGTTTATCAGGTTCCGGCAGCAGTTCTGGTGGACGCCAAAATGCAGGACGGGCTTCATCATTGCGGGTTTCAAGATTGCGAGGTGTACGGTCAGCCATTTTATGACTCCAGTTTTAAGACTTCCCGAGCGTACTGCTCAGGAGTGATTCCAAGTTTCTTAGCAATGTTGACCTGTGAGGTCTTCAAAGAAATACGCTTAGAGGATGTGCTGCGAGTTGCGGGAGCCACAATCGAGCTTTTTGGAGGTGCCTTGGGAAACTTCTCAGGGAACCTATGTCGCATTGTTTGGTCAATGCGTTTGTAGTATTCGTCAGAAGCCACGACAATACCTTCATCTTTCAGTGCTTCGTGTACGGCTAAAGCCATACCCGTCATCACCTTATCTTGACCAAACCATGCATTTTGCTTTTGCCAGCGAACTGCGGTTGGGTCAACCTTTGGCCTCTGTTCCTCTATTGGAACATGAAACTCTTCTTCTTGTAAAGGGGTTGGCCTATAACTTTTAACACGCTCATTGTCATTGGAAAGTCGATTCAATTCCAATTGAGCATCGAGGATTTTGTCTGTATCACCAGACTCATATGCCTCTTTGTAAGCCCGCTTTGCACCGTCTAATTCAAGTTCAATTGCCCTTGAAACAGTGGAATGAGTGACCTTTTCAGTGTCATTTAGGGACGTTTTTAAGCGTTTATTCTCTTCAAATAGGCGCTTTGCAAGGGCTGTTGCCTCTTGATTTTCACGCAAAACACGCTCTTTTTCGCGTCTTTCGTCGTGTGCAAGCCTCTTTAGAGCTACAAGTTTGCCCTTTACCTTGGCTGAATAGTCCTCTAACTCGTCGTTATAGAGGTCTTCTGCCACCTTTTTGGGCAAAGGTTCGCGGTTTTTGTCCTTTTCAGGGGTGTCATCTTCAACTTCTACCTCGATGTCGTCATCTTCAACCTCGTTTTGGGCTTCAGATTCAATTTCATCGGGGAATTTAAACTCTTCTTTCTCAAATTCAGCCATTTTTAGCTCCTTATTTGCGTTTGATGCCGCGTGGGTCATCCACAACAGCTTCAATGGTGTCGTCGTTAATCAAACGGAAGTCTTTGCCGTGGATTACCAGCCTAGAACCTGCGTTTGGACGTACTAGAACAAAGTCTCCCTGTTTGCACC